TCCAACTCGGCAGAGACAATGCCCTGCAACTCGGTGTCGTCCATCGGCTCAATGGCCGCAATGTCGGTGGTGATGTTCATGTCGTTGATCATTTCTTGTTCCTTGCAGATATGGCTTTGGCCTTGGCACGCGCATCGGCCTTCGATGAGGCTCCCCACGCCTTCAAACTCAGCAGCAAGCGCGTTGGCTCGCCGTCCTTCATTTCGGGGCCAGGCATGTTGCCCATTCTCGCAAGGAATGATGCCCTGCGCGGGTTGTCACCCGACTTCACAGGCGCTTTCAGATTCATGCCCTCGGCCTTGGCGCTGGCGCGTCCCTTCGCATTCAGGCCGCCACTCGGACTCTTTCCCTCTTTACGCTGCCACGCCGGTGTCTTCATAAGGCACTTTCTTCAAAACAACATACATGGATTCAACTGCGCGAGGCAAACGCATCACCTCATCTTGCGGCAATTTTAGACCCGCACCATACTCGCTGAGACGCATTTCCAAATGAGTCATCTCAAACCGCGAACCCTTCCAGCCCAAGTACCAAGCCCAGTCGCAGTAATAAATCCAAGACTTCTCGTTAAACGCCCTCACATGTGTCGGGTCTTGCCACGCGCCATGGCTCAACTCATACGGCACATGGATGTGCATCTCACCGCCATCGACCAGCAGGTCGCGGCAGTTGGTCATGGCCTTCACCAGGTCGGGGATGTGCTCCAGCACGTCAAACGCCAAGATCTTCTCAAAGCAAAAAGGCTTGATGCCGATCTGTTGGCCGCCGTGCTCGACCACCTCGCCATAGGACAACTTGGAAATATCCACCACCCAATCGGCTCCAACATCACTGCGGATGTCAGCATTGATGCAGTCAGCCCTGGCGTCCTTGCCAGAGCCGAGATTAAGAACCAAACCAGTCTTTTGCATATTTCGGCCTGTTCTTACGAATCCACGGCACGGCCTGCTGAGTCAGACGGTTGCCGTCCATGCCAATCGTCTGGCTTCCAACGTGGTGCACATAAGACCGGCTCAGGTAATGATGAAAGCCAGCGGCACGCAAATCCTCGCAGTGCACATCATCCGAGTACCAGTTCAAAGGGGGAAACTTGAAGCACTCCCACGCATCGCGGCCAATCCATGAAAAGATGGGACTCAGCACCTCCATGGGGACAATGGCGTCTTCATATGGGTACTTGAAGTAGTGCAACTTCTGGTCAAAGGGATTGCTTCGCACATTTTGCACAGGCCGCGCAGCGTCACATCTTGCCGCCACCCAGCCAACAGGCTCACCAGTCTCGGCCTTCAACTGCGCCACGTCTTCCAGCAAATGCTTGTAGCTGGTGGGCGTCAAGACAATATCGTCATTGGCGCAGATCACAGAGTCAAAGCCGTCAGCAAAGGCGCGGTCCATGACGTCGTTGTAATCTTCGCCAAAATTGCGCGGCGTGCCAAAGATCTTGAGATCAGTGTCATAGCCGCCAATAATGGACTCGGGTCCGCGCAAATAGACAGGCACTTCGGGACAGTACTCGGCAATGCTTGTGAGCATCACCCGCAAACCTTTGCCGTTGACTGTTGAAATGCAAATCGGTGCAATCACTTGGCCGACTTCTTTGGCTTCTTGGCCGTCTTGGCCGCCGCCCTGAAGTCAGCAGCACTGGGCGCGGCCTTCGTGCCAGGCTTGTTCATCTTCTCACCAGAGCCAGCCGCGATCCGCGCTCTCTTGGCTTGGATGTTTGAATAAAGTCCAGGCTTACTTTTCACCTTTGACCCCAATCTTGATAGTCAACAAAGACTTAGGCTCTTCATCTTCGCCCTCTTCCCTCACCACCCAAGCCGAACAAGTACGGCTGGACGCGCACTTGAAGTCAAATATCTCGCAATATCCCAAGTCGCCAGCCTCAATCATGGCCCAAGGGTCGCCCTCGTCGCCAATGCCTTCAGCAATGCACTCAAGCATCGACTCTTCCTGATTGAACGCCGCGCAGTTCCCGCACAGACTCTGCTTGGCATCATCCTCAGACACCTGCCACTCATCGGCCATCTTCATCCAATACTGCTTATTGGGCAGCTTGGGATTCTCAGGACCGTAGTCGGCAGAATCAATCGCCTTGCCGCGATTCTTCAGATTCAAGGTGATGTCTTGAGTAGCCATAGGGCAGCTCTCGCCCTCATAACCCTCGTCTTTGTCCATGGCTTGATCCATGGTGCGCTTTAAAGTAGCCATTAACGCATCCCCTTTGTCTTCATGTTTTTGGCAGTGCGAGCACCACGCATAGGCATCTTGGCTTCAGACATCGCAATGGCGATGGCCTGCTTGGGATTCTTTACAACCTTGCCGCCCTTGCCAGAGTGCAGCTTGCCAGCCTTGTACTCCGACATCACAGAGCCAACTTTCTTTTGTGCCTTGGTCATCTTCATCTTGTACCCCTTTAAAGAATTAACTAATTATGCAACCCGAGGCAGGTTTCTGCGCAAGGGCTTGTTCCACTTGGTCGAGGCAGCCGAGCCATACATCCCAATCACAGCATCAGAGGCAAACGTCAAACAAAAAGCATCAGCCCTGTCCGGCGACGCCATACCGCGCTTCTTCAATTCATCCTTACCCTCGATCTGGATCTTGCCGCTGGACGTGAACGAATAACGCACAGCCGCCAATTCAGCAATCAACGCCTCATCCTTGGGCATCCGGCAGTCCCGCTGCTCAAGCCAAGCCTTGGCCTTGTGCCACAGTTCAGCCTTCAAGTTCCTATACGTCCCGCCCATGGCAGGTGACTCGGCCACGTTGATGCCGCGAGCAGGCAACCCCAACTCTTTCAACCGATCAACCACGCCGGCGCCCAAACCAATCGAGTCCACCAATATCTCTTGTGGCCGCTGGGACGGCATCAGGATCTCATACTCGGCCACGACTGCACCTGTGAGCTGCATCAGGTCCAAGTTCTTCCACGTCTTGATCGGCTCCACCACCGCATTCCCCTGCCTCTTGCACAGGGCAGACCTGTCAGAGCCAAACCGCGCCACATCCAATCCCCACACCAAAGGTGCGTGCTTACTCGCCTCCACATCCCGCTGTGTAGCCAGTTCAAGCAACTCCATCGGGATGACGGTGTCGTCATCTGATCTTGGAAACTCACCCAAGACACGGATACGGTAGGCGTTACTCTCCTCGCCGTAACGCGCCTTCATCTCCTCAATGTAGGCTTCGCTGACCCTTGGCGAGTCGGCGCAAGACACCTTCATGGTTATCCAGTCAGCCGTCAGACGGTTGTGCGTGTCAAAGAAGAAACCGCTACTGCGCACAGGGTTGCCCAAAAGCAGGGTGACGGCAGCGTGTCCAGACATGGAGCCAGCCGCAGCCTCAAACACCTGCTCAGGTATACCGCTGGCCTCATCAGCCACCAACATCACATTGTCACTGTGCACCCCCTGTAAGGCTTCGGGCTGTTCGGCTCTGGATGTCCTGGCTGAGATAAACGCCTCATTGTTGGCGCTCTTCATCTCAATGCGGTCCTGCTTCACCTCCAACTGGTCGGCCAAGACAGGTGGCAACACCTTCACCCATCTCTTAACCTCCGCAAACAAGGCGTCATAAAGCTGGCTGGATGTTGGCGCCGTCACCACAATCTTGACTGGAAACCGCAGGAACAGATACCAGAGCATCGCCCAGGCCGACGCCGTGGATTTGCCAACACCATGGCCGGATCTGACACTGATGCGCCGGTTGCCTGCCGCAATGTGATTAAGGAACTCGATCTGCCAGCCATCAGGCTCAGTGTTTAACACCTCGCGCACAAAGAGCACAGGGTTGTTTTTGTAGAGCTTGACGAATTCCACAAATGGGTTATCGGGTGCTGTGGCCAATTTTTTTTTGGACGGCTTGGCGGCTTGCGTAGTGGGGGTAGGGGGGTGGGTCATGGGTTTCGCTGTCTCTTAGGGTGCACCATCAGCCGCCCCCGCCGCGCCAAGCGATGGGGGGGGTCGAGCCGCCGCGCCAGCGGGTGAGTACCTTCGGCGTATGTGGACAACTTCCAGACGCAGAACTGGCGTAAGTCGTTGATTCGATTGGCCTTTGTGTATTTGTGCGCATTTGTCGGCTTTATACGATGTCCATTATGTTAACCACGCAAGGTGTTACGCACAGGTTATACATGAGCAACCTCGGCAAACGCCAGTTGTCCACAGGCCGCGATGAACATCATGCCTTTTCCCCTGTGGATAAGTCGTCGATGACCTCGACGTGGCGCAGTGCATCGATGCGCAGGTCCTGCATGTTGATCGTCACTTGCGCCTGCTTTTGTAGGCCATAAGTTTTCTGATCCCACCTTTCGGCCAGCCATTGCCGAGTGCGGATGCGCTGGACGTCGCGCTGCGGATTGCTGTCGGCCATGCTGTCCGCGATGTCCATAGTCTCCACCGCGAGCTTATCGGCCGCTTTCGCGCGCGCACGCGCAATTATATGGGGATCGGCATCCTCCATCCATTGCTCTAGCGCTCTGCGCCCGATGCCAAGCTCGTAGCAGATCTGTGTCTGTGACCGGCCATCCTCAAACATGCTGACGATCATGTCATCTGGCAATTGCTCAAGCAATGCCATGTCTTGTCTGAACTTAGGTCTTCCAGGCATCTATTAGCCCCCTCAGAGCCGTTTTGACGCGCTGGACAACCGCCAGCACCTTCTCGCGGATTAAAGCCGCCAATAGCTTAATTTGTCCCATGTTTGAACCTCTCTGCTGCTTTTGAGTTGAACTTGAACTCGGTAGGCTCATTGTCGCTGAATGTCAGGTCATTTTCAAAGTCATCAAATCCTGTTTCGCCACCCAGCTTGGTTGAGCTGAACTTGGTGACTTGTGCTGTTGGGATCATGGCTTTGATCTTGATCACCTCTTGGACGATTGGCTCGACCATGAACACCTCCAGCTCTTCCAGGCTCCAGATGTGCTCGTCCCGCAGATCTGTTCTTGATGTCTGGATTGCCAGTGCCTCGCTGATGGTCCTGACGACCACCATGACCTGACCGTTGTCCATCTCCCACTCGATCCTCGGAATATCTTTCCCCGCTGGCTGGAACCCTGCTTCGGTTGCCTTGCTGTCCAGCACGCCAAAAGCTCTGATCATTCCCGCCACCGCAGAATCAAACTTAATCTGATCCTTTGCCACGATGAACTGGTGAACTCGACTGTTCTGCACCCAGAATTTCTCTCTGACATCACTGTCTACTAAAGTAATCAGTCGATTTTCTCCCCACTTCCTATCACTGGCCGCCTTCACCGCCTCCAGTTCCACCAACTTTGCTTGAACGTGAATCGTCCAAGGATCTGCGCGCTCACTTGGTATCGCCACCAATGGAAGCTGATTCGGTTTTCTCGTTTTCTGTTTCGTTGCCATCTTGTTCTCTCCAATTTATTCAAACGACATTTGTGACATCGCTAGGAGACAAACCTCCGAGTCTTAGACTCTCGGTTTGTCTTGTCGCCTGCGACAGTGACAAAAGGTGACATTGTCTCCATTTGTCTCCATTCTTCTGTATATCCATACAGCATCAGAATGAGTCCTGTGATTCATCTTTTATATCCAGCCAGACCAATTTATCCCTGATTCCGACCTCTCCAATGTCTTGCATTCTTTCCTGGGCACGACTCCATGCTTTATCAAATGCCTTCTTTTCAAGTGTTGTTGAGTCGTCTGTGACGCCCTTCTTTGACCTGAATTCGGCACGCCAATCGGCCAAATTGGCAACAGTTCTGAGCCTTCCCTCGATAATCTTTTGTATTCCTTTTTGCTTGATGACTGTGTGCAGGCTTTCCATCTCGATTGACTGATTGCGCCCCTTGCCAGCGTTGTTCTTGGCCTTCTTTGACGCCTGATTGACGGCCTCATCGCTGGCTTGGACCGCCAGGCTGACCACAGGATCGAAGCCGAGGCTTGAGCTGCTGATCTCTATTTCGACCATCTCAAAGCCATGTCTGATCCCATCTTGGCCATCCTTCTGCTTGGTGAGGCTGATGATTCCTTTGGCCTGATCCTCAAACCGCAGGATCTCGAGCTGGGTATCTACAGCGCCAAGCAGGCTTGAGTGACCGCGCAACCCTTTGGCTAAGTCCTTCCCGCTGTGGTGCAGCACCATCAATGCGCAGGCCAAGAACTCTTGGATCTTGCCCATGCTGGTGATAAAGGACCCCATTGCGTCCGAGTCATTTTCGTTGCCGCCGCCAAAGGCTCTTGCCAAGGTGTCGATGATGAGTAGCTGGAACTCGATTCCTGTTGTCTCCACCAACTGGACCACGGCCATCATCAGCGCGTTGAAGTCCTCGGCGCTCGATCTGAGGTTGAGCTGATGCCTGATGACGTAGATCGGCGCGCCTTTGGGCGTGCTGTGGTGGATCTGACAAGCCTTAATCCTTGCCCCCATACCGCCGAAGCCCTCACCGCAGATATATAAGACTGCGCCCTGCTTCTCTATTTGGTTGCCCATCCACGGCCGTCCTGTGGCGATTGCCTCGGCCATATCGAGGGCGATGAAAGACTTGAATGAACCTGGTGGGCCGTACAAGGCTGTGAATGCTTTCCTTGGCAGGATGCCGTGGATCAGCCACTCGACTGGCTCGTCTTGGATGTCGTCCCATGCCTCAATGTTGACTGTCTTTGGCGGCTTAGCTTCTTTGGCTTGGGTTTGTTTGGTGGATGGCTCGCCAGCGAACTCATGCTCAATTTCTGCCTGTTTCTTTACATGATCTGCGTCTGATGTATAGATTTCGCTGTTTTTTGTACTTGATGGCGCATCCAACTTCAGCGCGTTGAGTCTTTCGGGAACCGTTACATCGTGAATATGCATCAGCTTGGGTGCGGCTTTGACCAATGCCACAAGGTCATCTCTTTGCTTGTTGTACTGGTGGACGAACTCGTAGGCGTCATCCGATGGGCTTGGTAGCTGTAGGTCGACGACCTTGACGTTCTTTGCGATGGGCAGGATTGCTTCCACGGCCTTGTGCGCGTAGCGCCAGCCTGGCAGATCGTTGTCTGGCACGATCACCACATTGGCGCCAGCGAAATACTCTGTGATGGCCTCCGGCCAGCTTCCAGCACCGGTGTGCGCCGTTGTTGCCGTGACACCTATGCTTATCAGCGCGTCTGCGGCCTTCTCGCCCTCCACCACATAAATGATCCTGCCAGCGGTCTTCGCGTCCAGCAGTTCGGGTAACTTGTAGGGGACTATTCTGGCGTCTCCAAGCGTTGGATGTCTGCGGCCGTCAGGGTCCACCTTGTACAGGCGGTATGTCTTGCCCGACTCGCCAATCTTCATGCGCTGCTTGACGAACACCGTGGTGCGGTCCTCGTCTTGGTATTCCCACTCCTGATCAAACTTGATTTGCGGCAAAGGCTTGATGTTTGCCAGCGGGTCTGGTCTCTCTTCCAACTCAGGCAGCAGTCTCATGTCCTTGATGGTGTTGAAGACGTCTTCCTGTGTGCACCCACCGTGGCAGTGAAAGAGAGGCTTGCCGTCATCGTTGATGCTGATGCTAAGTGAGGGATTCTTGTCTCCATTGCCCTTGCCGTGGCCTGGTACTGGACAGCTTGCTACCCACTGGCCGTTGGCTTTCTTTGCGTTGCCGAGCTGCTTGGCTATTTGTTCTGCTTGCATTTATATGCTGCCATTTTTTAGAGGAAAAAAAAGCCGAGGCTGTTACACCTCGGCACTTGACTGATGTCAGTTAAAACATTTCGTCTTCACTGGCGGCCACAGCAGCAGCCGCAGGCGTTGGCTTCGCAACAGGGGCAACAAACGGCGCAGGAGCTGGAGCTGCTGCCTGAGCTGTGAAGTCGGCATCAGACTGGTCCATACCGGCAGGCTTGTCAATCCACGACACCAAGTTGAAAGCTGGGATGCGGGTTGTGCCCTTGCCGATCTTCTCCAGCTTCGAGCCTGTGTACTCCAGCACCGGCATCTTGCCTGGGTTAGCTGCGTATTGCTCCATGCAAGCAGAGTGCAGATTTTGAAGCCCCATGTTGGGGCCGACACCATTAGAAGACCACTCGACTGTGCCGATCTCCTTGTTGTAGAACTTGACGATGAAGCCGCGCTTGTGCTCGGGAGATGGCTGTGGACCTTTACGGCCAAGCTCGGCGTCAGGATTCCACTCGCGCACACCGACACCCAGCAACAGCCAGCCTGTTTGCACAGCATCAATGTCAAACACCACCTTCTTGAGTTGGATTTCCTCGCCAAGGTTGTTGGTCCAAGCGTTGGCTTGGGGGGAGAAGCGGATGTAGTTACCAGAGCCGCCAGCAGAAGAGAGATTTAGCATTTTGCGTTTCGCTTTCAAAAGTTACAGGGGTTGCATTATTGACTCAAGCCGCGATCTTTTGCGAGAGTGAGTCCACTTGATACCTTGGCCGTGAGATCGTCCAAGATAACTCTTTGATCCTTTGGCAATAGCTTTTCAGCCGCCGCAGGAGTAATTAGGTTTGTTTCGAAGATGTCGGTGTCGGATAAACCCGCAGCGATCAATTCGGCACGCGCATTGGATTCATCAAGCCACTTGCGTGAGGCGCGTTTAGGTTGCAACTGCCAGCCAGGCACGACCATGCCGTCCTTCTCCATGGCTGACATTGCATGATCACGCACCGCGTCAATAAACTTCTCCACCATCGGTGCACGGTCCAAGATGTCGCTGATCTGCTGCGGTGTGAGAGCCAGCATCACTTCTTTGACGTCATCTTTCTTGAGAGCTGTGATGTCTGGCTGTGCCGCCACCACGTCAAATGAAGCCTTCTGTGCACTGCAAATAGTCTTGGCGGGACACCACTGACAAGCTGACTCTGATGGCGCGTAGCGCGGCGCCTGGCTCACAGCATCTTCAATGGCGGGCAGCATGACCTGCGTCTCCCACACGCCCAGCTCGTCAGCACTCATGCGGTGGATGCGCTTGTCGCCATGGTGCGGCTGGATGATCTGGAACTCGACTTCTTTAACTCGCAGATTGTTGGCCTTCATGGCGCCCAAGGCGTAGATTTTTAGCTGTTCATTGTCTTGAGCGTCAACGTAGCCGCGCCCTGTCTTCAGATCCGCGATGGTGAGCTTCTCTTTGGTGATGGACCAGCCAACCACGTCAGCAGTGCCTTGCAGGCTGAATGCGGGTGTGTCGTACAGCTTGAACAACTGCTCTACTTTGACGTGCCCCAGCTCGTCCTGAATGGCCCAAATGGCTTGCAGGTGCTCCAAGGCGAACTCGCAGTTCTCCTCGGTCATGGTGATTCCCTCGACCTGCTGCCCGACAAACTTCATGGGGTCGGTGTCAAGCTGAAAACAAGTTTCGGCCAGCGCGTGAATGGCTGTGCCAATCTTGGCGGCCTCCCCACTCTCTTGGTAGGGCACAAGCGTTGAGAGCCGCGCAGAGGCTGGGCAGGCGATCCAACGCGAGGCAGAGGATGGCCGCAGTTTGAGTTGTTTCATTCTTGGTCTTCGTTGATGTTGTTGTTGATCAGCAGGACATAGGCGATCTTTCGCACCTCGTTGCTGGCTGCGTGCCCCAAGTCTTCGGGGTCCAGCAAGCGCTTTAAGAAGACGATGTGCTGCTGGTTGAGCTTGCGTTGGCGCTCCAGCTCTGTACCGAGCCAGATGATGTGCTCTCTGAGGGTTTGGCGCTCTTTGTCATCCATAGTGCTTGCCCCAATATGCGATGAGACTGGCGTCAGATCTGCCGTCATCCTTGACTCGTTTGAAATCGGCCTGGTTGTCGGGAAACAATTCCATGGCGCGTGATCGGCTGGCATCTTTGCCTGCGCCACGGTGCACGGCCTTCACCCAGGTGGCTGGCGCCACATAGGTCACAGGCAGTTTGAATGCGGCAAGGATGCCCTCGATCATGCCGAATGAACGGCCAAAGCTGAAGACGCTGGTGACACCCTGGCCGGCCATTGCGCTGACCTTTTCCACGAAGACGTGGCAGTCTTTGCCAGAATACAAGTACAGCAGGTCGGCCAGCTCGGTGGCAGAAACTTGCCGCTTGGCTTTGCCGTTGCGCTCCACCGTCATGGTGGGCATGTCGAATATCTTCAGGCTCTCGGGCGACATGACGGCGATTGCGCCTGAGAGGCCAGGGTCCACGCCAATGCAGTATTTGCTCATTTGACGGCATCTTCCATGGCTTGGTTGATGACCTTCAGACGCGCTGAGATGAGTGCATCTGCGGCTTGGTCCAGCTTGATGACGCTGCCGTAGAGTGGCTCTGTGATGCCGTTGAGCCAGCGCGAGACTTGAGCTTGATCAATCTCTGCGACTCGGCAGACATCGCTCATCTTGTACCCAGCCGACTCGGCCTTGTATTTGATGTCGTGGATTGCTTGTTGTGAGACTTTCATGTTTAGAATGTTAACCATGTTTTGTGGAAAGCGTCAAGTGTACAGCGAAAAAAGGGGGCTGACTCACGCCAACCCCCAAAGGCAACTGCTGGTGGAGAAAACCAGCCCTAGCATTGTAAATGGCTTAATACCTGACTAAATCATGGGCGAATTGATGGCATAGTCAAATCTGTTATGATTTCTACATCAACGAAACAAACAGGAGATTTCAAATGCGAGTTACACACCTCAACAAGTCTGGCACAGGATGGGCATCAAAGACAGCTTGTGGACGCAATATGCTCAGAACTCCAATATCTGTTAACTGGTCTGATTTCAAACAAGAGCCTAGCCAGTTTCGTTGTGTCAAATGCGCTTCAAGCAAACAGTTTGAATTTAACGCCAAGATGGATGAGCGCAAAGCAACTTAATCAAAGGAGAACACCATGCCACTAGACGAATCAGACATAGACCAGATGAGAGCGGAGGACTTCTACCGCCGCCGGTATCAGGCCAACCTTGCCAGCCACCACGACTGCCGCGATCCAGATCACCCTGGCTGCGAGCTGTGCGAAGAGGAGAATGAGGATGAGTGAGAAGTTTCTTGACACGCTGGCGGCCATCGCCATCGGTATCGGCTTTGCGGTCCTGCTTGTGGCATGGTGGTCATCATGAACAACCCACCAGCATTTCCAACAAACCAATACGCCAATGGAATAAGCCCATCAGGGTTTGATACAGGCATGACCTTGCGTGATTATTTTGCGGCAAAGGCTATGCAGGCAAAGGATTTCACTGTTCGTCCATATGACACTACAGATGAAACAGCAAAGGACTGCTACCGAATGGCAGACGCAATGTTGAAAGCGAGGGAAGCATGACTGAACTCCAAGACGCCTGCCAAGAGCCGCGCACCATGGAAGAGCTGATTGATGGCGGCTTCCCGCGCACCAAGATCTACAACGCCGTCAAACGCAAGGAATTGATCAACACCAATGCCCAAGATGCATGGGGACGCAAACAGCGCGGCAAGGGCCTGTTTGTGTCTGCCGTGACCCCTGTTCCATACAACGCGACATTGCTGGTCGCGGCTTGGAATAATCAACTGACAACACAAGGAGAAACACATGTCTGAAAAAATGCAGATCGAGATTGACCGCGCCGTCAACAAGTTCACCCCGCCCATGGAAGTGGGTGGCGGCTTCATGTTGCGCGATGAGTACGCCAAGCTGGCGCGCATGGCGGTGACCGAGGGCACGCTGATCGGTTGGTCGCACGCTGAAAACATGACACGCGAGCGCCTTGAGCGCAAGATCAGCGCCCTTGAGCATGAGGTGCAGATCCTCAGAGAGCGCGTCAAAGA